TACAAATACAATGAGTAACGCAAAACCAAAGCAGGTCATTACTGAATCAGTAACACTTGCAACAATTCAATCAGAGGTCAAAGCACCAAAGGGTAAGTACAATTCATTCGGCAAATACAAATACAGAAGTGCCGAAGATATTGTAGAAGCAGTAAAGCCAATCATTCATAAGTACGGATATTGGCTAACCATGAATGATGAGATAGTTCATGTAGCAGGTACAGATAGGTTGTACATTAAGGCAACAATCGTGTTGAGTAATGGCACTAATACTTACACTACATCAGCATTCGCAAGGGAAGAAGAATCAAAGAAAGGTATGGATGGCAGCCAAATAACTGGTGCGAGTTCATCGTATGCAAGGAAATATGCACTTGCAGGTCTGTTCGCATTGGATAATGAAACACCAGATAGCGATGCTACAAATACGCATGGCAGCAAACCAGAAGTCAAAGATGCGAAACCAGAAATGACTGATACATTAATGATGAAATTGCTTGGCAGATATATGGGCGGTGAATTAGATGTATTTAAGAAAGCACAAGAACACTATACACTAAGAGAGAAAGATGTAGAAGCAATAGAATCATTACCGAAAAACTTTGTTCACCCTAATAAAAATAATAACAATGAGTAAAATAATTTTACCGATTGAGCAATACTCACAAGAGTGGTTCAATTCAAGGAGAGGTAAGTTCACCAGTAGTAATATCTGGAATCTAATGGTTGAGCCAAAAGAGAAAACCAAAAAAGATAATGGTGAATTATCACAGACATCAAAGGATTATGTGATGCAGAAACTATCAGAACGACTAACTGGTATTAAAAGGGAATTCAATAATGAAGCAACCGCTTATGGTGTTGAGTATGAGCCAAAAGCAATAGCAGTATATGAATTACATTCTGGTAATAAGGTTGACCCTACTGGTTATATAGAATGTATTGAGAATATATATGGTGGAACTCCAGATGGTTTAGTAGGTACTGATGGAAGCATACAAGTTAAATGCCCATTTGAACCAAAGAATCATTTATACTTTTGCCTAACAGAAAGTGTAGAGCATTTCAAAAGAAAGTATAGGGAATACTATTGGCAGGTGCAGAGTGATATGTTTGTATCTGATAGGCAATGGTGCGACTTCATAAGTTATTGCCCTTATATGCCAAGCGGTAAAGAACTATGGGTCATGAGAATCCAACGTAATGATGAAGATGTACAGAAACTTTGTGATGCTATTGGTCTTGCGTACCGATACATGATGGAGTTAATGGAGAAACTGAATAAAAGTTTTTGATGCACAAAAGTCATTTACTTAAATACATACAATTGTACTCTGGTTGTAGTGATGTTTCGCTAAAAAGAATCAGCAATCTGATTGATGAATATACCGAAGCAAATCCTACCATAAAGAAGCAGGTAGTGAAAGAATATGTTGATAGGGTAATCATCAAAGATAGGTTTGATAAAGTAGTGGAACTTTTGCCTATTTCACAATACCTGCAAGAATACTGCTTGGCTAATGACCTAAATATATCAGACCTTAAATCCAAACGTAGGAGTAGGGATTTAGTGCGATTACGGAGGGATTATGCCATGAAGTGTTACCAGATGGGTTATACTATGCCAGAAATAGCCAAGTCAATTAATCGTGACCACTCAACCATTGTACATTATTTTTATCATTACAAAATTTAATTACCATGAATGAGCAAATAGAATTATTATTTACAGAGAAATTAACCATGCCAAAAAACCAAGTCATGGAAGTCCTATACTATTTAATAGAAAAAGCATCAATAGGTAGGGCAGCAAGTACGAGGGATATACAACGTGATTGCTATGTACTAAATGTAACCGCTAAAATATCAGAATTGAGAAAGTTAGGGGTGCAGATATTATGCGATAGCGTTAAGCACAAAAATAAATTTGGTAGAGAAATTACATTTGGTGCATTCAAAATACTTAACTTGCAGGAGAGCAAAACTATTTATCTAACAAAAAACCAGTAACATGATTACTATTAATGACAAAGTATTAAATGACAAAAAGATTCCTGCATCAGCCAAATTGCTTTTGGGTTATGTACAGAGCCAAGGCGAAGTATCTGATACCAATGAGCAATTAGCCAACAAGTTTGGTGTAACATCTGTATCAATCACATCATGGGTTGCCAGATTGGAAAAAGCAGGATATGTTGAACTGAAATACGCAAGGCGAAAGAGAACAATAACCGCCAAGGTAGAAGAAGTAGCCGAAGCAGTATAATCGGCAATCATCGGAAATAAGATAGGGGAGTAGAAACTCCCCTATTCTTTTTTATATCACAATGAAAAGACAAAACCATGAGTAACTGGTACATTACTATACCTGCAAATATACTCATTGATAAGCAGATACCGAACACCGCAAAAATACTTTATGGTGTTATATCAAATCAGCAATCAATGAATGGTGTATGCACACTATCTAATACACAATTCTCTGAATACCTAAATGTAACCACAACGCAGGTATCAGCACTTATATCAAAACTGGAAAAAAGTAATTTGATAAGTAGGAAAATAATATACAATGATAAAAAACAGATAGTAAAAAGAGAATTGAAAATAATTGATAGGGTATTAAAGAAAACTGGTACACCCTATACAAGAAAACACGAAATACCTATACAAGAAAACACGAAAGATAAAAACAAGTATTATAAAAATATAGATAGGGAATCCGTAAAGAAAATAATAATAACATAATAAATAATTTATACCATAAATATCACATAACCTTTTTAATTTTATTTAACAATGAGTACAAAGACATCGCAATTACCTTACGAAAGTAAAGTACCGCCACATTCTAAGGATATAGAACGAAGCATTATAGGTATCCTGCTATTAGAATCATCATGTATTCCCTTGTACATTAAAAAATTGTCAAGGGATTTCTTTTATGTAACAGATAACCAAGTAATTTATGATGCAATACAATATCTGTATGACCATAATCAGAATGTAGATATATTGACCGTTACAAATCGTTTGAGAGCAGAGAATAAACTGGAAGATGTAGGTGGTGCATACAATGTAGTTAGATATACCAATGAGGTAGTTAGTTCAGCACACATGGAAACATGGATTGTAATACTACATGATTACTATTTACAAAGAGAGGGGATAAGGATAGGGTATGAAATGATTAAGGATTGCCAACAAGCAGCAGATATAAACATGGTACTTAATGCTGCATCCAGTAGTATAAGTAAATCACAAGAGAATGTATATGTCAATACCGAAAGGTCAATGACGCATTACCTATTTAATTTAGCACAAGAAAGAAGTAGAGTAAGTGAGAATGGTCAGATAGGAATAGATACTGGTTACAGAAGTATAAATAAAACTATAAGTGGTTGGGTAAATCCAGACCTAATTATACTTGCTGCTCGACCCGCCCAAGGTAAAACTGCTTTTATGTTGAATACAATATACAATGTATTGATGCAGGATATACCAGTAGGTGTGTTTAGTTTAGAAATGTCTGGTGAGCAATTAGTAAATAGATTACTATCATTAGATAGTGGAATAAGGCACACAGATATAAGGCATAATAATTTAACTGATGATGAAAGAAGATTGCTATTCAAATCAGAAACACGATTATCCAAAGTGCCATTATTTATTGATGATACACCATCACTCAACATTCGTGATTTAAGAAGCAAGGCAACCATAATGAAACGCAAGTATGGTATAAAGATGCTTTGTGTGGATTACTTGCAACTTATGTCTGGAATAGATAAGAAAGCAAACAGAGAGGGAGAGATAAGTGAAATCAGTAGAGGGTGCAAGATTATAGCAAAGGAATTGGATATACCAGTAATAGCATTATCACAATTAAGCAGAGCAGTAGAAGCAAGACCAGATAAGATACCGCAATTATCAGACTTGCGTGAAAGTGGAAGTATAGAACAAGATGCTGATGCAGTTATATTCTTAATGCGACCAGATACATATAACATACAAGAAGTAGAGATAGATGGGCAGACCATACCAAGCCAAGGTATAACATTAGTCAAGATAGCAAAGAATAGACATGGTAGTATAAAAAGTGTACCGATGAAATTTGTTGGTGATACAATGAAATTTATTGACTATTAAAATGTATTTTTATGATTGACATACTTTACTGGTTTATGAAGAAGTACAAACAAATAATTCCGAAAGAAAAAGATTTACACTTAAAGGTAACTAACTATTTAAGAGTAAGATACCCAGATGTTATATTCCGAACTGATTTTGGTGCAGGTATGAAGATGACCATAGGACAAGCAATGAAGCATAAGAGGATGCAGTCAAGTGATGCATATCCAGATATATTTATTGCCGAACCTAAAAACGGATTTTGTGGATTGTATATTGAATTAAAACGTAATGCGGAAGCAGTACACAAAAAGAATGGTGATATACGAGCAAGTGAACATATCCAGAAACAATACGCAATGCTTAAAAGATTGCAGGAAAAGGGATATAAAGCGGTATTTACTTTTGGATATACTAATACAATATATGTAATTGATGAATACCTACAAGGCAATAGAGTGGTTGTATGATACTGAATTTGAATTAGTATTTAAGAACATAGGCAAAGACTTGTGGGAGGATTTGCGTCAAGAGGTATCTCTAATAGTATTAGAATATGATGTTACTAAAATTAGAGAATTATTAGAGAAGGGGAAACCAGTATTTAAGTTTTGGATAGTTCGTATATGTTGTAACCAAGTGCATTCAAAGAATGGCAAGATGTATAAACAATACAATACATTAGTACCGATTGAAGATGTAAACAAGTTAATGAGTGAAACAGAACTAAATCAGTATGACCACAATACTATTGACCAAGTACACAAACTAATTAACAAACTATATTGGTATGATAAAGAAATACTAATGATGTATATTGAGCATGGGTCTGTTCGTAAAGTATCTGCTTTAACTGGAATACCACACACAAGTATATTCATCACAATTAAAAACATACAAAAATGTATCAAGCAGTCATTGGATTATTAGGTAGTGCATTCCTAACTATCATTTATTATTACATATTGCAGATACCTAAGTACCTAAAAGAAAAGTTGTCGCTACATATTAAACCATTTAATTGTGGATTCTGTATGTCATTCTGGTTTTGCCTATCATACCAGTTAACACAAAACAATTTATTAGATTCACTATTTATTAGTAGTGCATCACCTTTCGTATATTTATATTTTGAAGATAAAATTTTAAGCAAATGGGTATTATAAATGATGAAGAAATAAAATTCTTAGAAGATAATCGTTATCTTTATGACATGATAACCAAAGCAGGTTATTGTAGAAATTACACAAGAGAGATATATGAGGGATTGAGTGCTTTACATAATAAGTATATTGAGAAGCACAATTTTACTCATTGGTGTAATGATTGTAGAATTATATTAGTAAAGAATGTTTATAGGTGGTATGATTCTTTATTAGATAAAAACTATAATGATGCGATGGAAGTATTTGCAAGTATAACTAATGAGGATGCAGTACCAGTACCAGAGAAAAAGAAAAGAGGTCGCAAACCTAAATCACAATCTTAAATAAATTTATATGCCAGTATCACAATGTCGCAATGGTAAATGGCGAATAGGCAACGGAGAGTGCAGGTATAATACACAAGAGGATGCGGATAAAGCATGGAAGGCAATGGAATACTTTGCTGAAACATACAATGACTATCCAGAAGCAGCAGTCAATAATGCAAAGAGAGCATTAAAGTGGAAAGAAGAAAAAGGAAGTTCTTGCGGTACAAGTGTGGGTTGGGCAAGAGCAAGGCAATTAGCGAACAAAGAAGGCATCAGTAGGGAAACTATAAGCAGGATGGCTTCATTCAAAAGACATCAGCAACATAAAGATGTACCATACGAAGAAGGATGCGGAGGAATTATGTGGGATGCTTGGGGAGGTACTGAAGGAGTTGAGTGGGCAATTAGAAAACTTGCACAAATAGATAGAAATGGAAAGTAAATTCACCACACTAATAAATAAAGATGGTCAATATATCCGAGTAGATGGAAAGGATATTATTGTTACAGATATACCAGTTCTATTTGATGCAGCAACCACAATAAATGATTTAAGGCACAAAGCAGAATATGTGCATATTGATTTTAATCATATTGACCTAATAGGTATATCAATAGTTCAAATACATAAGTAAATTTTTCTATCACCATAAAAACAAAAAACAATGAGTAACGAAAAAAAACAATCACTTCGAATCGGTAATGGCAAAAAGAGAAAAGAGAATTGGCTAACCGCTTCAATCTGTCTGGACAAACTTAGTGGACATGTTTACGAATTTCAAGGCAAGAAGTATGTCAATCTCAACATCAATATCAAAGAGCAGCCAGACCAATATGGCAAAGATGTGGAGATTTCAATCAATGACTACAAGCCAAATAATGTTTCATTCAACAATAACCAAGGTAGTAAGGTATCAATGAATACCAACTATGCACCAGTTAGCAAACAATCTATTGATGAAGAACCACCATTCTAATTCAGATGAAAAATCATGTGAAAACTTATCTAAATCATTTCCAGTATTGTGGTGATGAATTTATACCATGCGAAGTATGTGGTGGCAAAGCAGTAGATATACACCATATTGATTGCAGAGGGATGGGCAATACTGGAAGTGATAAGGATAATATAGAAAATCTAATGGCAGTATGTCGAGAATGCCATATAAAGTTTGGAGATAAGAAACAACATATTGATTTCCTTAAAAAATTACATCATGTCAAACTACATAAGCAGAATAACAAAAGAGGTATTGCAAAAGAACAAGCAATCCAGAGACAACATGATGCTTGTGGTTAAAACAATACATGACTTTGAAATGTCAATGTTTGCTATTCCACAAAGTGCATATTATCATGCTTTGTTTTCAGATAAACTTAGCAGCATCAAAACGATAGATAGGGTCTGGAGAAAGATGCAGGAAGAACACCCACACCTGCGAGGGGAGGATTGGGAGGAAAGGCAGATTTTGGCAGGTAGGGTAAGCAGGGATATATCGGCAGGTATGCCAACCTTATTTTAGACCCAGATTTTAGCCGATTTCAGCCCATTTTTGGGGTGTTTGGCTATCAAGATATACCAAGGCAGGAAAAACAGCCGTTAATCGTCTGGAATGTGCCTTAAAAATATGGTCAAAAAAGTAGGGCAAAATTTGGATTTTATATTTTTTTCTATTATAGTGCTAAAAAATTTAGTAAATCAAAAAAAACCAATAGCATGGCATTCAAAGAACGCAAACCACAACTGATTGATGTAAACAAATTAGTTCCGAATGATACCAACCCAAGGTATATTCGGGATGATAAGTTCCAGAAACTTATTAAATCATTAAAAGAGTTTCCAAAGATGTTGGAATACCGACCAGTCATTGTCAATTCAGACATGGTAGTATTGGCAGGTAATATGAGATTGAAAGCAGCAATGGAAATTGGATTATCAAAGATTCCTACAATCATTGCAACTGAATTAACAGAGGAAGAACAGAGAGAACTGGTAGTAAAAGACAATATCGGATATGGTGAATGGGATTGGGATATTTTAGCAAACGAATGGGATAAAGAACAATTAGAGGATTGGGGTCTGGATATTAAGATAGATGCTTTTGTTGGAACAGAAGATGAAGATGATACCATACCAACACCCAAAGCAACTGATGATGGTTATAGTGTATTTGAGTTAGTTATGTTGCATGAAAATAAATTGCAACTATTAGATACATTAAATAGTGTAAAAAATAATTACCTATTTGAAAAGCAGGAAGATGCACTAATGGAAATACTAAGAGTATATAATCAAAAACAATAATCATATAAATTTACAATTATGTTACTACAAGAGAATGCAGCATTTATCAGTTTTGCAAACGAATCAGCAGGTGTAATCTTTGATGATTCAAATCATGACAAGTATCCGATAACTTATTACAATGTGATTAATGGTGAAGGGTTTACACCAAAGAAAGATTGCAGTTATTACGGATATGTATATAAGGGATTATTGTGCATCAAAAGAGATAATAGTGTAGATAATTATTTGAGTGATGGTATGTATTTTTCTTCTGATGGTACATTCCAAATTGATAAAGCATTTTGCCATAATGCAGTTATCATTGAGGTACATCATACCAAAGGCATTTATCCAGAAAACAAATACAGAGCAATGTTTACTATCGGTGGTCCTATTGAGGAACATGGCAGATTAAAATACATTGATGGTTGTACTGATAGTTTATTGATTGCACCAGTTAAGTTTGGCGACCCATGTTTTAATCACCTGCATTTCCCAACAGATATAACACAGACACCACATACGCATCCAAGCCACCGCATTGGTATTGTGGCAAAAGGTAATGGAGAATGTATCACACCATTCGGTAATTTGCCATTGACTAAGGGAATGATATTTGTAATTAAAGAATGGGATGGTAAAACATTTGCAGTAGGTATTGATGGCAAAGAATATGAAATAGGTAATCATTGCTTCTATACAAAAGATGAAAGCATGGATGTCATTGCATTTCACCCAGATAGCGACTTTGGTCCCAAAGATGAATTCCATCCAATGATTAATCGGACTATTGTAAATGGTATTAGTGCTAATCAGATTGATAGTATTAGAACTAAATAACTTTATATGATACGGAAAAAAGAATACATAAAAGAAAGTGTATATGAAGAATCACTCAATAGGATTCGGTATATCTATGATTCATTTGATAAGGTAGTGGTTAGTTTTAGCGGAGGGAAAGATAGTACCGCAGTTCTGAATATGACATTGCAGATAGCAAAAGAAAAGAATAGATTACCATTAGAGGTTGTATTCTTTGATGAAGAAGCCATACACCCACCGACTATTGAATATGTACAAAGGGTTGCAGATAATCCAGATATAAACCTAAACTGGTATTGCTTACAAGTGAAACATAGAAATGCTTGTAGTAATGAAGAACCATTTTGGTATTGTTGGGATAGCGAAGCAAAAGATAAATGGGTAAGAGATTTGCCACCGAGTGCTATTACCGACCATAAGAATTTTAAGAAAGGTATGTCATTCCAAGAGTTTAGTCCTTATTTGTATGATAGGAAAGATGGAAAAATAGCAATGCTTACTGGTATCAGAACACAAGAGAGTTTGCGTAGGTATCAAGTTATTGCCAGAAAAAAGAACGAAGCATATATCAATAGCAAATCAGAAGCAGGTCAGAATCAGTACCGATGCTTTCCTATTTACGATTGGTCAAGCGAAGATGTATGGTTGGCAGTACATAAATATGGATGGGATTATAATAGAACGTATGACTTATTTAATCAAACCAGATTGCATGGTGATTTCCTGCATCAAAGAGTTTGCCCACCTTTCGGAGAAGAACCATTAAGAGGTTTGTGGATTTATGCAGAGTGCTTTCCAGAATTATGGCACAAAATGCTTTATAGGGTTAATGGTGTTGCGACTGCATGGAGGTATGCCAATAGTTCGCTATATAGCAATAGCAATAGCAAACCAGATGATATGACCTATCGTGATTACATTAAAATAGTATTGGATAGTTATGACCATGATAGCAAAGAAGAAGTATCAAATAATATAAATAGGTACATTCGGTTACATGAATCCAGAACAAAGAATCCAATACCAGAAGAAGAACCACACCCATTGAGTGGAGTATCATGGAAGTGGTTATGTCGGGTTGCAGTACGAGGTGATTTCAAAGGTAGGCAGTCAAACACACTAAATACAGAAGCAATTAAAACCAGAAATAAATTAGGTATTACATTAGAAGAAGCACAAAAAATATACAAATGAGTAAAAACTTTAATCAGCCATTAGACAGAATCCAATGGATTCACAGAGATAATCTGAAACCAAATGATTACAATCCTAATAAGGTTGCACCACCAGAATTGAAACTATTAAAGATTTCAATTATTGAAGATGGTTGGACACAACCTATTGTAGTCAATTCTGATTTCACTATTGTAGATGGTTTCCATAGATGGACTGTTTCTGGACATAAAGAAATTTATGCAATCACAGATGGCTATGTTCCAGTAGTAGTTCTAAAAGAAACAGAAGCAAGTCAACGCAAGATGGCGACCATTCGCCACAATAGGGCAAGGGGAACTCATGGTGTTCTTGAAATGAGCAATATAGTTTCCGATATGGTAAAGAGTGGTTTAAGTGGAGAGGAAATCATGCAGAGATTAATGATGGAAAAAGAGGAAGTAGTTAGGTTATTATTCAGAGCAGGTATTCCAAAGTCAGATGTATTTAAGGATATGGAGTTTAGTAAAGCATGGCAACCAAAATAATGTTATATGAATCCCAATCTTATACCATTCCAGAAAGGTCAGTCTGGAAATCCAAATGGCAGACCTAAGAAATTTACTACTCTACTAAAAGAGCAGGGATATAAACAAACAGAAATAAATGATACCATACAAACTATGTTATCATTATCGGTTGAAGAATTAAAACAAATACATGATGATACAGATGCAACCATATTGGAAAAAACGATTGCTAATGCACTTTATAGAAGTTGGCGAAAAGGAAGTTTGTATTCTATCGAAACTTTACTTACGAGGACATTTGGTAAACCTAAGGAAACGATTGACCTTGATGCTGATGTCAAATTTAGTGGGTTAGAAATTGAAATAATAAAGCGTGAGTGATAAACTGAAAATAAAAGGTAGTGAAATCCTATACAGAAATATAGCAAGTACAAAGAGAATTGTTATCAATAGAGGTGGAACAAGAAGTACCAAATCATATTCCATTTCACAGATAGCAGCAATATGGTTAATTACTGGTAGGATAGGAACTAAGTACCAAGCAAGAGGTACATTCAGTATAGTGCGGAAATACTTTCCATCACTAAGGGCAACTACTATAAAAGACTTTTGTGATATTCTGGAAGAGTTAGGTGTTGATG